CTCGCCGCCGGGGGGAAGCTGCCAATGTTGTCCTCGAAAGAGCGGATAATCTCAGACAGCCCAGCATCAACAGCCGCCGTACCATCGTCTTTATCTCTATTCTCTATATCTCTTATATCTTTTCTCTTATCTCTTATATCTATGGGGACATTTTCTCCACAATCAGCGGACACATTGTGTCCACTTTCGTGTCCGCTATATTGTCCAGCCTGTAACCGTTTGTTTGCTGCATTACTGCGCATTCTGCGGTTCTTTTCAGCATAATCGGTTTCACTGCCGACCATTTCAGCGTGGTTGACAAGAACTAGCGTTCCGTCCTGTTCCTCATAGATAAGTCCGAGTTGTTTATAAAGCCCCAGCGCAATGCGGATGGTGTCCAGCGAGAACCACTTGCAGTCACGCTGAATCTTTCCCATATCGAACGGTATGATGACATCGCCTATCTGGCATGTAAGGCGACCACCCGTATTGATGGTTTTGAGACAGAGCATTTGATAAAGGACAATGTAGCTGGCACCGTTGGGCTGGCTCATCAGGAAATCGACCACCTCGGAATTCATAAACGAATCCTTGAGTTTTATCCAGTAGTACCGTTTACCTGTTGCCATTCAAACCTCCTTAGAACGGCAGGTCATCGCCATCGTCAATTTCAGAGAAATCATCCGGGCTGCCCTGTGAATACTGCACAGTGCCAGGGGCGGCATTTGCGCCCTGCCACTGCTGCCGCTGGCTCTGGGTGTTGAAGCCCATCTGCTGTGACTGCTGATTCTGATAGGGCGGCTGCTGGTAGCCCGGCGGCGGTGCCTCACCGCCATCATCCACTCGCTGCTCCGTTTTTGGGCCGCAAAAGTGAATCTTCTGGACCACAAACTCGGTGGCGGTGCGCTTCTGACCGTTCTTGTCTTCGTAGGAGCGGGTCTGGCACTGGCACTCCACAAGAGCCGTGCTGCCCTTGCGGAAATACTGGCAAACGAACTCTGCCGTTTTACGCCATGCCACGAAATTCAGCCAATCGGTAGCCCGCCGGCCATCCTGACCGACATTATCCCGGTCAACGGCCATGCGAAAACTGGCCACTGTCAAGCCGCTCTGTGTGGTCCGCATTTCAGGATCAGCGGCGAAGCGGCCCTGAAATGTGCAATTATTCAGCATCGGTGTCCTCCTGCTTGGTAATCAGCTCCGGATGAACTGCAAGCATCAAATCCAGCACAAAGTTACCAATGTCATAAACTCTGCCGCCTGCACCCTTGTGATAAATGAGGCTGAGTTCGGCCTGCTTCTGGATCAGTTCCTTGTACTCCTCAACCGGGATAGCGATGGTCTGGACGTTCAAATCTTCCATAACTGGTTCCTTTCTTCTCGCATGATGCGGACCACCTTGCGGCACTGGTCCACATCGAACATTCCAATATGCGTAAATTCAATCGGGGTGCCCATCTTCTCGGACAGCCAGCGGTAGGCCTCATTCCGGCGGCCACGGTAGGGACCGTATTTCCAGAGCGGGTCAAATGCTGCATGAGCTGCCTTTTTCCAGTTGCGCAACTCCGAATTTGCCAAGCGGCCAAGGGGTTTGTCAGACCCCTTGTGTACGCCGACATAGGCACCGCAGCGAGGGCAGAGGTAAATCATGCCGAAGCTGTGGCCGTGGTAAACCACCGAACTGTCTACGAAGTCTGCGGGCGTTCCGCAGTAGTCGCAGATGACGATTCGGCCTTTCATCGTGACCATTCCTCCTTGTACCGGGCCAACTGCTCCGGGGTATCCGTCTCGATACCCAGAGCCTTGGCTTCATCAATCGCACCGTCAATCAGGTGTGAAAATTCTTTCGTGTCCATCTTGCTGGTGTCCTTGTAAACCAAGTAGCAGTTGAACCATTTTCCGTCCTCTTCCCGCACATCAAAGCAGCGGGTGTATTTGTAGAGGTCGTGAACATCCACGCTGACCGGAAGTTTGAAGCCCACGGTGCAGCCATCCTTATCTCTCGCAACCGTGCCGTAGGCCACAACCAGCCGCTCTTTCACAAGGTCGTCCGATTCGCCAGTTTCGGCGGCGATCTTGTTGACCAGAACATGGAAGTAGGCGTTTGCACTGTGGCTGCGCTTGTTGCGGTGCTTCTTGATTTCAATGTCCAGCAGCGGCTCCTGATTCAGCTTGTCCCACAGACTTCGGAAATCAGAATCAACTTCCAGCGTGATACGCTGCTTGCGGTTCAGGCTGAAGCTCATATCCACCAGCCGCCCGGTCATAAGGCTTTCCAGTGTTCTTTGAACACATCCATCAGACCGAAAGCATCCAGCCAGTCGAAAAAGTCCGCAATGATGGGGCAAATGTCAGGCGTTTCATCCCGGCGATAGCACTCTGTCCAGACATCCATGCCGTTGCTGACAAGGTAGGAGAACGTCTGGGCCTCCGGGATCAGCAGCATATAGGTAGGATGCTGGGTGCTGGAATAGAACTTTCCGCGCTCGTATCCCTTGCTGAACTTGATGTCGTAGATGGTGCCGGCTTTCAGGGCATCGAGGCGACCATACAGAACCACATCCATGCCGCGTACCTGAATCTTCCGGCGGGCTTTGAACTGCAGTTGCCCGCCATTGACGATGGCAGCAATCTGCCCGGCAGCCCAGCTCCACGGATTGTTGGGGTCATCGTGGCCGTTGACAATGGCAGTCACGAGGTTCTCAAAGTCGATGCCGTTCTGCATGGCCTCTGTGCGAGGTGTAGGTTCACGTTTCAGCACCAGCATGAATTCCGCCAGAGGGTCGCCCTCGGTGGTCAAATCCTCGTAGGGATTCTCCCGGATAAGGTGCAGCCACGAGGACAGCAGCGAGTGAGTAATGAGGTATGCAGCCATTTACTGCGCCTCCTCTGCGGATTTGGGAACGTACTTGACCGCGTTGGAATCGAATGCCAGACCGAGGGCAGCGATTTTGGCTTTCCACATAGCGTTCAGTTCCCGGCTGGAAGTCAGGTGATGCTGCAAGCCCTTGAACGGCTGCATAGCGGCATTGGCGGTGTCTGCATCCTTGATGCCAGCAATGATTTTGCTGCCCTCCTGCATAACCTGTTCGTACGCCTCGTTCTCCTTGGCGTTTGCAGCTACTTCCTCGGCGGCCTTGCTGTTGTACTCCTCGAACAGCTTGGTCAGGAAGTCGTTCTGGCTGCCGGGAGTGAGGGCCGGAATCTTGTAGATGCCGTGGATGCCACGGGTGCCTTTGGCGAAATACTTCTCGCAGTTGGAGAAGCCAATGGTGCGGTCGTTGCCGTACATCTCCACGAAGCCGCCCAGATCCATAGGCTCCCAGACGTTGTTCTTGGTCTGACCCTCGACCTTGATGCGGAGGCGGGTGTTGTCGCCATCCTTTTCCTCGGTGGCGTGGAAAACGACCACGATGTTCTTCTTCAACTCATAGAAGCAGTAGTCCATCAGCCGAACGAACTCACGACCTACGAAGCCGTAACCTTTGAGGGACAGGCTGCCATCACGCTGGCCGTACTTGGGGTTCTGCTTGATAGCCCACAGGCCCATCAGGGAAATCAGCTTACCGGCGGTATCAAACACCAGCGTCTCAAAGTCGTTGAGGTTCTCCGGTTTCAGGTCGTTCAGGATCTCGTCATAGCTGCGGGGCTGGATGTACGGCATACGATACCGGGGCTCGATGCGGTCAATGCCGAAATCACAGTCGATGTGCAGCGGACGGGGTGCGGACAGGGCCAGAGTGGACTTGCCGATGCCGGGGTAGCCAGCAATCAGCATACGGATTTTCTTTGCGCCATCCTGAATGTCGTTGGGATTGCGAATCATAATGTTTACTCCTTTTCTCTTGGTGGGTTTACTTGTGGAACATAACGGTCTTGCCAGTGGTACGGTTCAGAAGAACCATGTGATCCGGGGCATCCCGGACGCAGAGGTACAGGCGGGAATCCCATCCCTGTGCAGAAAGGGCTTCTTTCTGCTTGCGGGTCAGCCTTTTGGGCCGGGCATTCATGTGTCTGTCGTTCATACGGTACTCACCTCCTCATTCCAGCGCTTCAACAGCGAGGGCTGCATGGTGATGATCTTGTAGCCGGTGGCTTCCAGTTCAGTGCTGCGGTCGTAGCTCTGCACGTCCTGCGCGTGCCGTGTGACAGCGTTTGCCAGACCATAGAGGGAAAGGTCACCACCCGCGATAAGATGCC